TTTCCTGAACCTCACCATCTATCATTGAGAATTCTTCCGGAAGCAAACCAATCTTTTGATCAGCAAATTTTGCCTCATCATAGATCTGATTAACAAGAGCAGCAGCTTCATCAAGTTTTCCTTGCTCACGTAATTTTACAGCTTCCTGTCTTATAAGTTCAACATCTTCGTTGGCACTTGAGAAGTTAACCCATGAATTCTGGCCTCTGGTTTCAGTTGTCATAGCTCTACGCGCCAAAGGAGAGTACATTCTTGCATGCACATTCCATGCATTCTCTTCTCCCTTAGGTCCAAATGAGTTACCTAGCTCAGCATGACCAAAGAAGTCGTGAACAGCTCTAAATAAATCATTAACCAACATAGGTTGGTTATTGACATCAGTAAATTCAGTTGTTGCTAATAGTGGATTTGCAGCACGTTGTTCCGGAGTAATTGGTGTATCTCCAAAACCAGCTTCAGTAGAGAATATTCTAATGCGCTTATTGTTGCGCAGATCTTCGATCATTTCTTCAGAGTTAGCATAAGGCTCCTCATTGTTGATCTCTACAACATATCCGGCATCTAAGAAAGCTTTATATTGCTCAATAGTTTCTTTTGCCATGGCTTCATAAGCCCTTCTGACCTCTGGGTCATTAGGGTTATCCTCCATAGCTTCATAAGCAGCGGCTATCCTTTTTGCTCTTTCGACATCGAATTCTGTCGTACCTTCATACGTCGGTCTTTGAGATCCGAAAACTCTTTGAAAGTATCGATTAGCAATTTCTGCAACTGCCTTGAGCGGCTCGTTGAAGAGTCTATTTCCAGCTTTTGGTTTTCCTTTTTCATCTTGTGCTAAATTAGTTTGTTTTTGCGTATCCTGCAAATTTTCTTTAATATATTGCTTCTCTACTTCTTGGTATACAGTCTCAAACTCAGCTTGCTCAACAACACCAAGTTTGTTCTCGCGATCACGGATAGCAAAGTCAAGAGCTTGTTCACCGGTAAGTTTAACCGTGTTACCAAGTCTATCAGTTACTACAACAGCTTGAAGTGCGCCATTATCGTCGAACTCAAAGCCATCCTCGTTGATCTCCATGGTCGGGGTGTCTATCACAATCACCTCTCCGTTTGGCATAGCTGCCTCTACGCGACCATTGTTGTCTGATAAAGTTACTTGTTGTCCATTGACTTCGGCTTCGACGCCATTGAAGTATTTTTCGGCTCTGATTTTTTGGACCGCTTCAGAAGTTCTTCTAGTAGGGCTAGCTGCCCCTGCTTTGGTAGTTGCGACAGTTTCAGTCTTTGTTCTAAATTCATAGTTATCTAATTTATCTGCAATGTTTAATAATTTCTCAGACATGGCAGCCTTTGTCTCAGGGCTGTATTGATCCGACTTTTCTAGTTGCTCTACCTCATTAAAGATGGCTTCAATAGCAGTGTCAATGTCATTATCGTTGATGAACTCAGCGTTAGACATCTTATCCATGATTGGGTTTATAGTGGCCCCAAGACGAGCCTCTGCACCCATATCTGCAATGTATTGTGCTACTTCTTCTTTACCTTTTTTGGTAGCTTCTTTAAGTCCTGTTTCGGATTCTCCTTCCGCCATTTCTCCGCTAACTGCGGTTCCTGACTGTACAGGTACTTCACCTGTTGTTTGCTTTTGAACGGCATCTTTACTTATTTTATCTAGTTGGTTATTAATTTCAGCGACACGCTCCTTTTGAGCAGTAACTAATGCAGGGTCGCTTTTATCTATTTCCTTCTGTAATCTATCTCTCTCAACAATAAGATTGAACGCATTCATTCTATCTCTGTCTGAAAGTTGTTCTGGCATGCTAGATATTATTCCGTCAATTTTGTTGATGGCCTCTAATTGTGCATTAGCTTCTGACTTAGTGATATTACCTTTAATCATTTGAGTCTTTAGGTTTGCAACCATCAACTTTTTGAACTCTGTATCTGTAGCTACATTTTCTAAAAACTTTAAATCGTCTTCGCTGTATAGTGAAATATTGCCTCTAATTAATCTTTCGCCAATAACACCAACAGCCCCCATGGTCTTACCACCAACCATCTCAGCAAGACCATCTTCAAAAACCTTAAATGCTGTCTCCTTAAATCCATCTGGAGTTTCAAAGAATTCACCTTTAGTTAGATTTTTCTTCTGCTCTTCAGTTAGATCTTTAGACATCCACCAGTTAGCTACATCTTTCCATCCTTTATCAAGAACTAATGACTGAGTTGCTCCAGTTTCAAATTCAGCTAATCCTGCCTGAGTTATTTTGATAAGTCCCTTAGCTAACATGCTTTGGACTTCTTTTTCAGCTATTTTTTCAAGCGCATCTACAGTTGCATTTGCGCCTAATTTTTTAGCCGCTTTTAAAGCAACACCCATTAATACTTTACCAGCAAATGAATCACCCTTTACTAAGTTGTTTAAACCAACATTTTCAAGGACACCCATTGCTGCTGCATATGGCACAGCAATTAATGCTCTATCTAATGATGAGCTGTATTGGAAGTCAGGATCGCTAAGCATCTCTTCCTCAATACCACTATATGCTTGTGCGGCTAGACCTACAAAAGAAGTAGCCTTGCCTCCAACACCAGAAGCCATAGCTGGGAGAGATTCTAATACACCACCAATAGCTTGAGTAAACCAACCTCTGTCTCCAGATTTCATGTACTCAAGTGTAGTACCCTCGCTACCTACTGCTTTAATAATTGATGCTTTGGCATCTTCTTTTGCTTGAAGGATAGCTTGGTTATCTAGTAAATTTTCAATCTGTTGCTTGGTTAGATTCTTGCCATTATATTTTAAGCTTTTATAGTATGCCTTTTCCTCTGGAGATAACTCGTCATATTTATCTTTACCAAGTGCTGCTTGATATGCAAATGGCTCAGCAACTACCATGGATACACCGGACAGCACCTTGTTAAGTAAATACCCAGCAGTCCCACCTTCTTTCTCTTTTGCAGCGATATATTTACCAGCTACATAGTTTAGTTTACTCTGAGATGCAATGGTCTGATCTCTTTGAATTTTAAATTTTTGGCGTCTAGTTTCAATATCTTCAGCCTTATTGTCTATGAGTAATTTTTGCTCGTTGTATTGCTCCTGAGTAAGTAAGCCTGATTTTGCCAACTGATTAAATTTAGCAACCTCAATATCGTATGCTTTCATATCTGACTGTATATTCTCAGCTGTTTTTTGCAAATCATTGAGCTGCATATCATAATTCTTGACATTGTCTTGAATTACTTCATCAGTAAGATAAGAGTTGATTCTGTTTTTAGCTTCTTTAATCTTGTTGGGATCCTTAGTTTCCTTAGCATAATTATATTGATCATAAAGATCATTTAGCTTTTGCTCATATGTTTTATTAGCCTCAGATTTTTTCTTTTTGTAATCTTGATATGCAGGTGTTTTATAGAACTCTTGTACATATTTAGTAGGTAAATCTACCCCTACAATGTGGTTTTGAATAAGTTCTTTTTGCTCCTCAAAAGACAATTTCTTAAACTGATTTTGAAAATCCTGATCTATTATTTTCTTACCTACATTGACTGATGCTTTTGCCGGATCTTTTGCATCCCAACTTGTTCTTTGCCCAGTTTTTGGATCTGCATATTCAAGCTTTCTTAAAGTTCCTACAGCATCATAATATGTTTTACTATAAGCTTTAGTTGCATTTTCTTCTAAGAATGCTTTTAATTTAGCAGCTTGCTCTGGATTCTTTTCATCAAATTCAAATACCTCTTCTTTACTACCATCTTGAGTCTTGACTCTAATTCTGTCAATAGCAAATGCACCTTCTTCTTCGAATGTGAATCCGTATTTGGCGTAGTTTTTAGTTAAATAATCAATAGCCTTCTCTTCAGTTTGTCCAACAAAACTAGACGTAATCTCTTTAAAATTCTTAGGTGGTAATGTAGTAGTGGGTACAATTTTAGTACCTACTGATTGACCATATCGCTTGTTTAATGCATTTATTGATCCTTCATTCTTGATGGGTACAAATTCACTACCAGGAGTTTTTCGTTCCCATTGGTTGTTATTTATACGATATAAATTGTCTTTTTTCTCTTCGTCGTAATTAGAGAAAACTTGCTCCTCTTGAGAAACAGACGCGTCTTTTTTGAATTGATAGTTTAGATTTTTTATCCTATTAGGATCTGTAATCTGAGAGTACTTTGTCTTAATAGTGGTATTTGGTGCATCTTTACCTGAAGATACAACTGCTTCTTCATACCATGCATTATTCTTAAACTTATATCTCTTAGCTTCTTTACCAGGATATCCTGTAAAAATCTCACCGTCTGATGACGCCGATGAACCAGTCCCCGAGGTGGAGTCCGTAGTGCCTGGGCTTTTTTTTTTAAAATAACTAGAGTAAAACGAATTAGCATCTAGGTCAGTCATTCCTTGATCTTTTAAGTAAGACCAAACTTCCTGAGCTTTCCCCTGATCTGAATATTTACTGAAAAATGTGTTAGCATCTAAATCTGTTAACCCATTCTCTTTTAAATAATTATAAAGCTGTTGCTGCTTGTCGTTCATATCTATCCGTTAAATTTTGTAGTTGTTGAAACCAATCTTTTTGTAGTGGTATTTGTTGTTCTATTTACAGTACCTCTAGCCACATCAAGTGATTTTTTAAAGTTATCTGCTTGTGCTGTGGTAATACCTAAATATTGACCCAATGTCTCAGGTGTAGGATTTGGTATTGTTTGAACAAGAGCAGCATCAAATCCACCTCTTCCATCAGAAACTTGCTTATAAACTTCTAGCTTTCCACCTGCTACCCATTTAAAGTCATATTCTTTTGATTGGGAGCTAAGCCATTCGCTGTTATTCCAATTTTTTATAACCCCATTGGCAAGCGTCTCGTATTTTAATTTTTCACTCTCTGGGCTATTATTTGACCCACCTCCTACTACCTTTGGTTCGTCTTGTAATGACTTATATCCAAGCTGAAGCGCAACAGCTGACTCAATAGTTTTTTTAGCTCTTTCCTTTTGTTTTTCTGATATCATTGGTTGGTATACACCTGACGCATCTTTTTGCATTGGAATGAGTTTACCTTCAGCTTCTTTAATAAATGCATTTAGATCTTCTCCACTCAACTTCGACTTGTCCTGGTATGCTCTTTTTTGGTTTTCTCTCTCAACCATTTCAATTAACTTTGAATCCCTATCGGCCGCCGTATAGTAAGTGGTATAACCCTCGTCTGTGTTGTCCATTAAAATACTTAATGTCATTCGGTTATTACTGGTTAGTGCACCCGTTAGGTCAGCCATTTTACTGGCAAATTCATCTCTTTGTCTAAGGTCGCTAGTAGTCGTAATGTTATTTTCAACCATGTAGTCTTTCCAAAACTTAGTTGTTTCAGCTACAGCCTTATCAACATTTGTTTTATTAAAGATTAAATTGCTTAAGTCACCTGTGGTTTTGGCGCTTTCGATAGTATCAGGAATAACCTGACCTGTTGCGGCATCTAATCTACCTGTGCTAACTAATCCAGTAGATGGATCAATAAATACCTGCAAATTCTTAAGATCGCCCATTCTAGCAAAATACTCACCAGCTTCTACAGAGGCCTTTGATATTTCACCACTCTGTAGTTGCTTTTGTATCTCGGCGTTCTTGGTGTCAAAGCTCTTTACGTTATTAGCAAGCGTACCCCAATTTTCCATTAGGCTATTCATTCTTTGCTTATATTCTTTAGGATCAAGCTCACCTCTTTTAAGCGCATCATTCCAGGCTTTAATTGTAGATACCCCATTTTGAGATGCGCCAAGCATCATTTGTTGGAATGTCTGACTAGTAAAATTATCAGCTTGCTGAATGGTCTTAATGTTGTCAGTTTTAAGTTGATCAAGCTCTAACTTAAGCTCTTCTCGACCTTCCTCAATACCCTTAACAGTAGTATATAAACCACCAATAGCCTTAGACCAATCTACCGACTCGGTAGGAATGTAGCCAAATATGTTTTGATTGCTAGTTGCCATTATGGTTGGTAGTTTGTTCCTTGTAATATACTAAGACCATAAGCAGCTTGCTGTTCTTTAGTAAGTGGACCACCTGGAGCAGTATATGCTGTATTAGCAGTTAATGCATTCCAGCTTTGTTGTGCTTTGTTACCTTGTTTTTTATAAAGACCAATTAAGTCATCCAAACTTGATGCCGCTGATCCTGCAAATCCAAGTGCTCCCTCAATAGCAGCATTACGATTTGCAATAGCTTCAGCTCGTCTCATGTTTTGTTCTTGAACCTCACCTATTCCAGCCATCCAATCTCTTTCAGCTTTACGAGCTCCTATTCCAAGTTCAGCCTCAGCTTGAGCCATATCTCTACCATACTGAAGTTGATTTGCTTGAGCAGCAAGAGCCATGTCTTGCTCGTTGCCTGCTGCTGCTAACTGACCTATACCACCTAAAACACCTTCAGCACCTGTGCCTTGTAATGCACCAACCATCTGAGCCTCACGTTGAGACTGTTGCTGTTGGGCCATCTCAAGACCAAGTGTAGGTACCTGTAAGGCCTTGAATGGATTGGTTTCTTTAATTTGTTTTAGTTGCTGTTTTGCCAATGCACTAGCTTGTTCAGCTTGTTTCATTTGGCTTTGTGATTTGATAGCCTGAGCGGCACTAACGCCAATTCCCCCTAAGGCTACTAATGTTGATGTTACTGCTGCCATATCTTTATCATTTCAGTGCAGTTGTTTGATCCTTTTTCAAATCCACATGCTGCATATCGGTTAATCAAATTTTCGTTCTTCAAAGAAGTGTAGAAGTATTTAGTTCCATTTGTTTCAGCAGCTACCTCAACAAGTGATTTTATTAATAGTTCTATCGCTTCTTTGCGATCGTTTTGTCTATATTGAAAGTTTGATACGATGTACTCAATCCAAGCCGTCTTTGAGTTTGTAAAGTAAATAAATCCAGCGCAAATATCTTCACCATCTTTACTTACCATTAATCCACCCCTTCCGTCTTGCGGTAGCATATCTTTTGGTGGTGCTGACCATCTCCAGTCCTTCCACCATTGGGATAATACATCGTAGTCTCGGTCATCTAAAAACCTAACTTCCATGTAACAAATTTAAGGAAAACTTTTGAATACTGCGGTGCTAACAGCAAATAGCTCTATTTCCGGAGTAGCGTCAGATCCACTTCTTGATAGTGTAAGGTTAAGGAAGTATCCTCTTGTTCCGTATGATTCAGCAGATGATGATTTAAAAGATACCAAAAAATCACCAGGTTGTAATGGTGTAGCAAATGCAGCATCTAATTTAATCTCATTATTGGACTGATCTACGTAGTCTATTGTTCCAACATAATTAACGCCTGAAATCATAGTACCAGCAAATGATGCTTTATAAATCTCATCCCCTTTGCTAATATTTGTGAACTTGCTTTGAGTAGTTATAATATCAGGTGCTGTTGTAGACAATACATTTCCAACACCTTGAGCAGATATTAGGTCAAAATTGATTTGATTTACTGGCCTTCTCATATATGAATACCATTCTCCTTCTTTATTTACAAATTGAGACATACTCATTTGGGCATCATCAAGATCTGTATAACCAACAAAATTTAATGGATGTGTACAGTCAAGCGCTAACGTCTTGAACATTTTTATCTCTGTTGGCGATTGGTTTATTACAGTTGATATACTAAATCCATATAGAGAATTAATAGGTTCATTGTAAAACTGAGTCCTATTTATATTAGTATCATGTTTATACAAATTACCATTCTTAAATGAATAGAATGAACTATTCAATCCCATCATCCACTCAGGGCGATAAGTCCATCTAGAAGTCCATCCCTCAGCTTTATCTGAAAAAGTAAGCGTATCTATAACCATATAACAAAGTTACGAATTTTAGACTAAGCAGCTTTTCATGCTTTTGATCATTTGATAATAGTAATATGAGCACCTATTTGTATCTACCGTCAGATTTGTACCAAAGGGTAAAATATGCATATATGACGCTTTGTGAAACATGCCTTGATTATTATTCATTACACCGGCATTATGGAAAAAATAAAGCTCATCCCATAAACTAGATGGACACGTAGCCCAAGCAAAATCAAAGTCTTTAGGTACCTCAACATGATGTCCAAAAAACCAAGCATTCCATAATTCGGCCCACATGCTTGCTGTCCAAGCCTGTATGCCGTTTGGATCTCCTTCTTTTTTAATGTGCTGCATTTCAGTTAATAGATTGTATAGCGATTTACTATCTTCTTCAACTTTCTTCCAGTAGTGAGATGTTAAGTTCTTCATAAGTTTTTGAGCTCCTCCACTTCTATTCTTATTAAACTCAATTAACTTTTTTGATATACCCACTTGATTACACATTGCGTCTAAGATCTCTTCTCCCTTGCTCATGATGTAGTCATAACCTATGTATGAGATAGTGTCTGAGAAGTACCATATGTCATCCTGAAGATATGGAGTAAAGTCCATATACTTGGTGAAAACAAAGTCAGCATCATGAAAAAAAATTGCATCGTTTATTAGATCAGGATGCTTCTTAAAGTGCTTTTCCAAAAGATGTGCTTGTATAGCTGGTGGGTAATTACAGTCACCCATTGTATCCTTATAAAAAAAGAATCGAGCAATATCACTATAAGTCTGATATAACTTATTCCAAGATTCAGGTATCTCATCTTGATAACCAGCAACTATGTCAATGTTTTTGTAACCTAATGAAGCGAAGTTATGTATACATACCTCAATCTGCCATGCATAGTAGTCAAGCGCTGGTTGCGCTGACAACATCCTAAGTGTTTTCATTAACAGGTTTTACTTGCGCCGGTCCAGTTTGATCCGTTCCACTCATACGCAACATTTGTAATTAAATTTAAATACCAACCAGCGGGCGCAGGATCTGTGCCAGCTAAGTTTGTAAAGATATAATTTCCTGGAACACCAATAGCTCCATTGACGTAATAATTATCAATATCAAGAACTGAGCAAACAGATGATTGTGAAGAAGAGTATGACAGCGTAATCGGAGTCAATGGCGCAGCTGTCGTAGTCGTTGTCGTCGTTGTCGTAGTTGTCGTCGTTGTCGTAGTTGTCGTCGTTGTCGTAGTTGTCGTTGCTGCACACTCTGAGCAGCTACCATACGTATAAAATATAGTTCCATTGACAACACCTGGGCCTACAGACGCTGTTATTGTGCAGCAATCTCCATTACTATCTTTTACATAATTAGGAAGCGTCAACGCGCTAAAACCTGTGTATTGCAATAATACAGCTGCACCGCCAACACATTTTGTGCCTGAGTAGTATCTAACAGGAATAGTTGTTGTAGTTGTAGTTGTGGTTACCCCAGAGCATGCAGATATATTAAGTATTTGACCTGTATTTGCAATAAGACATGCGTAAGTAATTCCTGATTTTCTAACTAGATACCACAGGAAACCTCCATTAAATAATGTTGTAGCGCCTGCATTAGTGTAAACAAAACTGTTTACTGCAAATGTACCTGTGTGATAGTAGGTTATATATGTAGGCGTTTCTAGGCATGCCGATCTAGCTGTTGTAAATCCACTTGTATCAATATCAAAACCAGTTACAGGAGTTGCTGTTGTGGTTGTCGTAGTACTTGTAGTTGTTGTAGTTCCTGTGCATGCTGTACAATCTGCATATATAACGACAGGCGTTAGCATATTGTAATATGGTGATGATGCTGTAGCTACTGAAGATATCCTCCAGCAGTTTCCATCAGTTGTTTTAACTATATTTCCGGTCACAATAACAGCCGCGGTAGTATCTCTTAATACGACAGATACTGATGGATCTGAACATGAATCTGCATTATAATAATTACCAGCAGGAAGTGTCGTTGTAGTTGTAGTTGTAGTTGTCGTTGTGGTTCCAGCACATGTGCTTTCACCTATAACTGTACCATCCTCATCTATTTGTATTGTATAGTCTGAGTCATTTATATAATACCACTTACCGCCACCCATGAATGGTTTTAGTGCTTCAGGATCGTAGAAAATTGTATCTGTAGTATTTGGGATATATCCATTACCATTAAAATACATTAATGTGAATGTAGGTATAACCAAACAAGCGTCACTTCCAGATTCTTTAAATTGCTCCACATCAATTAAGAATGGTTTAAGGTCTCCAGGATTAGTAACGTTAACAGGTATTACAGCAGCAGATGATATTCCAAAGCAGTTTGTTGCTCTTAGTGTAATTGAGTAGTTCCCAGCCGGACAGTTATTAAAGTATATAATACCGTCTGAAAAAACAGCCTCATTTGGTAATGTACTTGCTAGAATACTCCAAGATGTTGGGTTGTTTACAACTTCTATTATTACATTTTCTACTGTATTTGTATCAACATTTATAGGGTCTGCAATAATAAAAGGAACGGCAAATTCAGAACATCTGCAACTTTGTTTTGAAGTAACATCACCTGTAGATCCTACGGTTATGTAACTTAAGTTTGATATAGGAGGAGTAACACATAGAATTGTGTTTATAAGGTGAAGATAATCATCTCCAACATATACACTTGATCCGTCTGAAGAAGTAAATAGTTGGTCGCCAACACTTGGTAATACATCTGTTCCATTATGGTATAGAGAAAAATCAGGACACTGACTACAAACATCTGATGGTATTCCAGCTGCTCTATCAAAGTAAAATTGTGTTAAGTATGGACTAATTTTATTTACAATCCATGTTGATCCACTGAATGGCGATGATACAATTAAATTAGCTTCTCCGGTTGGCAAATTTTTATAAAACTCAATAACACCTGTTCCATTATCAATAAGCCCTGTATATGGAGCTATTAATCCAATTTCATCTTCAGGAACACCTGCTGCTATTAATGCGCTATAATTAGATGATGAATTAATCCCAACATACTTTGTATCAGCTACAATCTCACCATTCCATTCAACTTGGTATCTTGTAGGTTGATCAGGGTCAATGGTATTAAAACTAATACCAGCTCTCCCGATATTAGCTCCATAATTCATTTCAATTGATCGACTTTCAGTTACACCTTTATAAGAGGCAACTGTATTCATTTTATCCTCATAATCCCATAATAAGTACACATACTCATAGTTGTTTGGATTAGAGAATACAAACTGACCTGTGAATACACCGCCTGATAAAACAACAGGTATTTCAGTAGCAAGGCTAAGTATTGTTGACTTGTCATCGGCAGTATAGGCAACATTAGATACTAAATAGTAAAGCTTATTATTTAGTGTCGGGGCAAGTTGTCTGTAATCAGCTAATGCATCACCAGCAACAACAGTTACGGTAGATCCATTATAAGGAACATATCCAACACCACCAATACCTGTAGATGAATCAAACAAAGCAATTGCACTTCCACTTAATACCACATTATCAATGGTATATGTTGAGCTACCTGTGTAGCTAAAAGATTGTTTAGTTTTTGAACTCATCTTTACCTAACGTTATAATATTGAAATCTGTTCTAGGTCCACGCCCTTGTATTAGAGTGTAATCTATTGATGTATTACAATAAGTGACTCTAAATATTACACTCCTTTGCGTACCCGTAGTATTGTTTTGAATTCTAGCATATATGTCTTGAGAACCTACACCTGATTGACAATACGGAGGTAATTCAACCCAATTAGTTCCAAATCCATTATTAATTACAGCAATAGACCAACTTGTAGTTCCAGATAAAGCAAATAAATATTCAAGTTCCCCAGCTGTATTATATGGAAAACTACCTGCCGTTGGATTAATTGTTATATCACAAGGCGTATTTCTTCTAGATGTGGAGGCAAATACATAGTTTTGATTATATGGATCATAAGCTCCAAGTTTTGCCATATTAGGCGTGCTAATCATTAGATCTCTAAAGTAATCAGACATACCCATTCTAGATATCTCCATTACTTGATCACCATACATTTCAAGTACTGCCCCTCTTCTTGCATCAGAGAAATACATTTTATTCCCCCAAGTAGCAAAGCTTTCTGGATTTGATGATATACCAAATTCATAAGGTAATGCAATCTGTGTTCCAAGTACTTCAGGCACTGATGCAACTGATCCACCGCCAACAGCATCAACTAATAAATTCTTACCATATAAAACTGATGTAATCTTATCTTGATGCAATACAATTAAGTCAGTAGTTCTAGCATATAGTTTCTGAACTGAACCAAAGTTCTTATCTAGGTTTTTAAAATTTGCTGTAGATAAATTAAACTCATTGAGTCTATTTATTGATGAATCCCATCTATATAGACCACTATAAGTAAGTGATGCTTCTTTTACTTGTTGTTCATAATCCTCAATAACACCACTAGCTCTTAAACTATACTTTAACCATGGTTGATTAAATCCATCAAGAATCCTGTTAGACTCTACACCATTACCATAGCAATAAGCATTATAGTCTGAGTTTTTATTATTGGTGTTATTTAAGACAATGACTGCACCATTTAGTGAACTAGTTTGGTTTTTGTCAAAGCTATTGTCTGAAACTCCTCCAGGTATATTTGCAGTTGCAGCTGCATAATCAATTTCTATAGAATATCTATTAGGAACACTGACAACATTATAAAAACCAGCAGGTATGTTTGTAGCTGTCACATAAACTGATTGACCGTCTTGAAAATAATGTGGCAGTCTTTGTGGATCCTGCACTAAATAAACATTGCTTCCATTTGCAACACATTGATCATAACTCCATAACGCTATGTGGTTGCCATTAACAATCGGATATGTTCTACTCATTTCATAGTAGATGTCCACATCGTCATTTGCAGGCACAGTTTCAGCAGTAAGTTTAGATCCTGGAGGCGTTTGAGTTATTTTCAATTGAACAGATATTTCATTTCTGCTAGATCCTTGATTTAATCCAAATCCTCTTACCAACATCCATTTTTCAGAACTAGCAGGATCGACTTCAATAACATTACTAGTAAATCCAAATGTGCTATATGATTGAGTTACATCAATAGCATTTCTAAATGTAACGGCAGCAGCATGTATATCTGTTCCATTTTGATTGTATTGTATAAATGACTGATATGCTCCAGATTGCCAAAACCATTCCTCAATATCTGCATAATCTTTATCTGATACCCAAGACATAGAAGTAGCATTTTGGCCAGGTGCATTTATAGCTGCACCGTCATTTAATATATCGATTGAAATATTTGCACCTGCATATATTGCTCCTGGTCCTTTTATAGCAGCATGGCCACCATATACTTGAGGATCATAAGATGCTAAATAAGGAGTATTTGGTTTAGGTAAGCCATATCCTCCATTAGGTTGTAATGGTGTTCCTTGGAATTGAGTTCCACTTCTAACATTTATAACCCATTTATCTCCATTTGTATATCCACTTGAAGAGTCAAAATTAAAAACCAATGTGGTATCGCCGGATGTTAATGTTATAGGTGATGTGCTAATTGGTAAGTTAGCTATCCACCAAGATTGAGCTACATCTGTGGTCCATCTAAATGTAGTTGAGTTAAGTATTTCTATAGAAATCCTAACATCGTCTAATGAACTAGAAGACGATTGGCTTACAGATATTCCTGGGCCCGTATTCGGTGTTCCATTAATAGAATAATATATAGGAGCGGAAATATAGAAAATATTGTTTTGTGCAACAGCAGGTGTTTGAGTTCCTGATGAATTGTTATCAGGACCTCTTCCACTTCCTAAATATGAATAAGTGTTTTGAGTAGGTATGTCTAAAAAAGTATCTATATAATCAGCTTTAATCTTAAAATATAACCCTTCTAAGGCTCCAGGTATATTATTAAAACCGGATTGCTTATACTCAAGCTCAAGTACTTTGAATTTTTTATTTGAGTTTGTTGGGGATCCGTTTGCTGACTTAAATATTATATATCCATTAACCTTTATCTTATCTCTATCAGCTTCGTTAATTAAAAAATATCTATATAAATTATCCTTTAAAAAAGTAACAGGAAACAAATTATAATACTCTCCTTTAGACTGCTTAACAAATAATCTGTACCCAGTAGCCCATACAGGAGCCTCATTCTTTATATTAACAACCAAAGAATTTGCAGTACTTGAGTTATCTGGAGATATATATACTGAGTTAGACTGATTATTGCCTGGAGTTGAACTAGTAGATGCCCCATCAACAGATGTTAATATAGTAGTCATTCGACCATAATCATCTAAATAGGCGATACCAATCTCATAATCTCGATCGCTTCTCCATGTTTGTTTTGGTAGTGATGTGATGGGCTCTGAAATATAATCTACAGTATAATTAACATCTATAAAATCATTTGTACTGTATCCTATTAAATCTCTGAATTGAGTGTAATTACCCATAACTAATCTACTCCCAATGATATCTTGAGCTAAAGCTTTAAGAGGCACGTTGTCAAATAATCTAGTTACTTGATCTGAAGGAAGAGCTGCGTATGTTTTATTATTCATAAAGAAGAAACTATACGTAGAATTATCTTGTATACCTATTTCTTCCTTATTTAACGTCTCAACAATTTTTACATTAAGAGTTCTAGACTCCCAAACTAATAATTGAATTTCCTTAACAAACTCATTTCCAGTTTCAAATGTAACTTCAACCTGATTAAATTCATTAAGCATGCCTTTATTTTCACCTGTCTCTATATCAATATTCAAGAATTTTGGATTGAATGCTGTAGATGAAAATGGAGACATTGATGAGTACTCATTATCTAAGTACTTATATCGATAGCTGAAATAAACAAACTTGTCCTCAATATTATTTGGGTCTAATGTTGTAGACTGAAGTGTGCTTAATGATATAAAAGGCGAGTTAAGTGGTGGAGCGACAATTAGATTAATATCGTCGTCAATTCTAGTATCATTAACGCTATATGTCTTGCATCTATTAATATTAATCTTTCTAGGTGGGTTTAAGTTGTCATTCCAAATAAGAAAACCACCACCCATACCGTCAGTAATGTAGTTAACACCAGTAATTAGATAATTAGCGTCAAAATTCAATCTAACATTATTTGAGTTTGGTATTTGACATCCAAGTACTAACAATGATGCATTAGTAATCTCATTGTATTCAAATATACCCTCAAAGTTATCAGCCTTTACAAACCAATATAATAAGTTTGATGGCTCATATGCTAATGCTCCTATAGTAACCGCATTTACTGCCGCAGGGATCTGGTAACTAGCAAGTATGTTATTTATGTTTGTTGTTAATGTGTTACCAAGGGAATTCTGAACAGCACCAATATTTGATCCTTCTGATGTGTCAATAGTTATATTTACCGCATCACGGTATTCTCCATCAGGAACTAACCTCTCATCGAGGTCTTTGTTCATTCTCCCGGCAAGAAATGTTCTTTGTAGGTCAGCCATAATTACTTAATCCATTTATCCTTGCCTCTCATTGCCATCAACAATCGGCCTGGGTGCATGTTGCTCAATCTGATTTTGGTATTTCTAAGGGCAGCTGTTTTATCCTTCTTAACCCTATTAATAATGTATTCTTGAACACCGAACTTATTGTTAAGTAAGGCATATTTTAAATAAGCATAAATATATTCTTCTGCTAATTTATTGATAGAGATAGCGCTTGTGTCGCCGTTCTCCATTCCATCAGATATATATTCAAGTACAATGTAAGAGTTCTCTACACCTGATGTGAAATCAATCACACCGGCTGCTTTATTGATATAGTACTTAGGATTAATATTTGCATCTGCTGTATTTAAACCAAAGTTTTGTGCAATTGGATACCCAAAATACCATTCCCCGTCATACTCCCAACCCCATTGGTTATAGTATGGACCAGGGCCAACATAAAGTTTATTCTCCTGTCGTAAGATATCTAATCTTGACTCGCCAATAACTACCTCTCCATTCGAGTCAAATATAATCTGACCGTTGTTGTCTTGTAAGTATGCAGTTGCTGTTATGCTCTGTCTTGCCTCAGTAAGTGGATATAAAACACCATTTCTAAGCATTGATATTCTCACATAATTTACATAGTCAGGTGGTAATATCAACTTAAGTTGGTCCCCTAATTCAAATTCAAGTACTTTAATATTTCTAAGTGCATCATAATTAAGCTCTTGTATAGCTCTTTTCGCATGAAATAAAATAGTATATCTGTCGACATTATTAATCAACTTATCATTGCCAACATAGTTTAATATAAAGTTATTGACCATATAGTCAAGACTAACATATTGGTATGATCCCCAATTTTCATCTTCAGGGACATTACCATTGTTGGTATAGTACTGATAGTTAGTTATATATGCCATTATTGTTTCTGTTGAATGTCTTGTACTTCTTCAGCTTTAGCTGCTGACACAACTTCTTGTTCTCTAATTGATATACCAGCGTACTCTAGTATCTTAATAACTAGATTGGCAAAATCATCTAACGGAAGTTCAAAGTCTTGATAGTTAGGATCTGATGGATTAAAGAATGGATCGCCTGATAACGTTTCTTGATATGTCCACACAGGATCTTTTGGATACCTTATATATTGTATAGTTACATTAGATGTAATGGTTGTAGGATAAACCAATAAACCGTTTTGATCCATTGTATATACAGGGTATTTAGTAGTTGGTGCTGTAAGATTTGAGTTAACCAAATTCAATATCTTTCTGTGGCTAACTTTCTCAATTTCAGTAGAATTATTGTAAACAAGTTTCTCCAAGAAGAAATAGTTTTCAATACCAGTTGATGGATCTACCGGGAAATTAAACTTACTGGTAGCAATATTATATGTTGCCGATGTAAATACAGAAAAAGTATCAATTACTTCACCTATGTTTTTTGGTATATCAGTGTATCCCTCTCCATGCATTCTAGCATTTTGCTTATTGATTGCATTGCTGTAATTGTATACATACTGCCCGAAAATCTCAAGCTGTGCTTGCTTTGCAAACAAGTTAAACTCGAATGGCGTAATAAAGCCACGGTTGTCTTTGCTAATTATTGATAGGACGGTATTTCGAACGTCATTGATCATCTGACTGCTTTTGTACAAAGATAAATAAAAAAAGGCACTCCATTAGAAGTGCCCTTTTAGTAGTAGTTTACTAGTGATTAAGCAATAGCTACAGATGTAATCAATTGTTGTGTAGCGCCAACCAAAGGAAGTGCAGGAATAATAATTGCATCTGGATTAGAGAGAGCTTGGTTAGCAAAAGCCAATGCATTTACTACAGCTGCATGAGATGCGTAAGTAGCATCAGCAGTTGTAAATGTAATTGTAATAACATCAGCAGTAGCAACCCCACCTACAGCGGTAAGAGTCAATACAGTAGTGCTTGTGTATTCAATAAACCACTCTGTGTTTGCTGGAATTAATTTCTTCACTAGTGCATCTGCTGCTCCAATCGTAAATTGTAAAAATTTCTTGTTCATCTTAAAACGTTTTAATAGTTAATAACTATGCAAATATACTAATTCTCAGAAAATTTATCTTCTAGGTATTTGTATAGCTCTAACCCTTCGTCAGACTGCAAATAAGAAGCCAATGCATGGATGTGGTCATGACCAAACGGAACGGTCATTAGACGCTTCTTATTGTCCTTGAAGTTATAGTGGATGTCTTTGTTTCCTCTGAAGGTTAAGTATCCTGATGTAAATGCGCGTGCTGCGAAGTTGTTGATTTTAAGCATTGGATCAGAAGCTGCCTCCATGAAGTCTTGCGGATAACGCTTAGCAAATAACATCATGTCTCTTTTTATTTCGGCAGAACTCATCTTATCTACATTACCTTTTAAAACCAATCTAGCGACTGCTTCCAATGTATTGATATCTTTATCTGCTAAATCACGAGCCAATAATAATGCATCAATTTCTGAGAATAATTCTTGAACATCTTCTTGGGCATCTTTCTCTGAATCAAATTCATAAAATTCACTTCCATTGCCAGGGTGGTAATGTAAGAATTCTTGAAGTACAGGATTATTTTTTGGAACATTTAGAATTCCATCTTCAAATACAATAGGCTCAACGATAACGTTGGCATCTTGTTCATCTTGAAATGGTGAGTTAGAATTTCGCGCGTAGCGAAGTGGATGGTTTGTGTTTGTCTCTTCGTTATAATAAAGTAGACGTTTGCGCGGAGTATCTTTATGCGCAATAAAATAGCTCAATGGAGCATTTTCAATTTTTAATAGGTAGGTGCGATCTTTCGCCTCTAGTTTTACTCTTTTCATTTGATATAATTTAACTTATTAAAAAATAGAGAGGGGCCGAAACCCCTCTCGTATTATTGGTTTTCTTATCCTTTGAAGATAAAGAAGTTGTTAGCACCCATTGTACAAAGCGCACGCTCTGACAAGAAGTTGACTTCCATAGCATCAAGGTCGCTAGTTTGAGCACCACCAGCTGAACCAGTCATCCAAGTTTTGTAACGACGGTTTTCAGCTTCAGAAGCACGGTAACGAACGTGAAGGAATGGACGTTTTGCATTCTTACCAAGTACTTGATCGTAAACGCTCATTGTACCAGCAGGAACTAAAACACCATTGATAGCACCACCAACGATGCCGCCACGAAGAGTTGCGTCGTTAAGGTATTTCCAATCAGTCTTGTAGAACTCATAACCACGACGGAAACCTGTGAATCCAAGATTCAAAGCCATTTCTTGGTTATTGTCAAACAAACCGTAAGAAGTACCACCAGCACCGTAAGAGTTTTGAGCAGCCAACATATCATCGATGTCAAAAGAGAACTGACGGTTCAAGAACAATACGTTCTCAGCGATAGCACCTTGCTTGTCCAAACGTTGTACAATTGTATCAAAGTCGCCCAAAGAAGATGGATTACCACCTGCCCAAACGTTACCACGAGATTCAATAGCAGCAAACATACCTTGAGTACCTGCATTGTAAGGCAATGTAGATCCAGCAGGGTAAGCAGCACTTCCTAATGCAGCAGCTGCACCTGAGTTAACTTCAGCAGGAACGCCTTCAACCATTGACATCTCAAGATAGTCTTCGTAACGTAGACGAGTCTCATGCTCAGACTTCATATACCAGTAGTATCCTGTAGCACCGTTTTCAGTAGTTACTTCAACCCAACCAATTTGAGCCATGTCAGAACCAGCAACAGTGTACTTGTCTTTGATGATGATTGGTTTGTTATCGAAGAACAAATCTTGTGCTTCCAAAGATCCTTGCATACCGCTAGTACCTTTTTGGAATTCAGAACCGTAAACAAATGCAGTGAATGTAGCACCAGTGTCACCAGCAGCAATACCAGAAGCATTGTAGAAAGCAACAGTGAAACGATCAGATGCAGGAAGCGCAGTGATTACACCTTTGTAAGAAGATGTAGAAGATGCGTTGTTTGAAAGGAATACAGTTTGACCAATGCGGAAAACACAAGTTCCTGTACCGATATCAAAGACAACTGTATCGTCACCAGCAGTAGCACCAACAGCAGTAACCGCAGTGTATTTAGTGTGAAGACGACCTTGCTCTGCCCATTTGATCAAGTCAGAGTTAGTAGGAAGCTCGGCACCAACCATACGCAAGAAAGATGCGATTGAACGGTTACCATAGCGCTCGAATTCTTGCTCATAAGTATCAGGAAGATACTGATTCAAGAAGTCAAAGTTAGTAATGTAGTTTGTAGGCAATGTTGCCTTAACGGAACTCGGAGTTAAATTTACACCCGGAGATACCTGTAATGTACCAGCCATTTTTTCTAGTTTTTAGGTTTTTGTTTAATAACTAATCTGTTACCGAAACCAGACTCTACGGCTCTTACTTGGAATGTTCCGTCAGTTTTGTTAGTTACCTGAGTGGCTTGACGAGTCATGTCAATATTTTTAGACTCTTTAGAAACTGTCTCAACAGCCTCTGTCATGCCTTTCTCATAGAAGAACTTTGCAAACTTTTCGGGATTCGAAGCAATCGCTATTGCTCGATGGAACGTCTCAGCATCCTTTAGGTAGCCATCTTCGTTTAAGAACTTATTTACAAAGTTACTTAATGAAGACTGCTCATTAAGGAGTGTCTTTGCATCTGCTGGCTTGAACGTTACTGCTTTATTCTCGTCAATATTAAATTTGAAACCTTCAAACTTATCAGAGAATAATTCATTCGTCTTCTCAGCGAAATACTTAGACCGCTTTTGTTGCTCCTCTTGCTCGCTAGTCGCGGTTTGTTTATATTGCTTATAAGATTCGTAAGCTTCTTTTTCTTCTTGCGGAACAAAGGATTCCCTTGACTCAAGCGGAACCTTGTACTGTTCTTTAAGTTTATTAAAGTACTCACGAGCCTTAGTCAGCTCTTTTTTTCTCTCTAACTTTACCTTTTTAATATGCTTCTCATCATCAAAGTCTTCATCGTATGAAAACTTGGACTCTAATTCGAACCTAACCTCATCAGCATCAAGCTCTGGGTTTTGATCTTTAGCGTATTGATAAAGTAGAGAATCTTCGTCCATGGCACTGTAGTCGACATTCAACTTCATGAAGTCTTCAATACCACGTCCTGTTTCTCTTTTGTATTTTAGGAACGCAGACACATCTTCAGGTAGTTCTTCAGCTTGTTCGCGCTCTTGAACTAATTCATCCAAAGATGTAATTTCTTTGTTCCATCTTTTACCAAGATATGAAAGAACTTTATTATCATCTAGATCTGGTTCTACCGGATCTGGTTCTAATTGTTGGTCTTCTGCTGGTTGTTGATCTTGCGATAAGTCAATCTTAACTGTATCTTGATCACCGCTATGATCTTCTAAACCATCAAGAAGCTCTGCTTCTTTTTCGGCTACAGACTTCTCTTCGAAATCTACAGCTCTCACTTTAAATTCACCTTCCATTTAATTAAATTTTCAACAAAGTTAATAATTATTTATTTAGGCCCGAATGACTCTAAATCGAAGCCATCTAGGGAATCCTCTGTACTCTCAAAGTTTTGCGGAGGCAGGTTGTTTTGTCGTTGGTTAATAAGTTCAGACTGACGTGTAGCCTGTAGGTCTACTCGCTTATCTTTTGCCTTTTCTTTTTCAGCCTCACGATCTTTTAATGTTTGCATCTGCATGCCATTAAGTTGCATGTTGTATTGGAACTCAATAGCCATTAATTCTTTCTTGAGTTCAGACTCAGCTTGCATTTTTTGGATTTCACCTTGAACTTCCATCTGCTTGATCTGCGCTTTGGTTTGACCTTCCAATTGAATGATCTGCGCCTTGGCTTCAGAAGCTGCTTGAGAAGATTGAATGTTTGTCTGCATCTGCATTTGGAACTCCATCTCCTTCTCTTTCTGCTTTTGCTCCATTCGCTTACGACGCTTCATCTTAAGCATCTCATTGGCAAGCTTAACATTGTTGATCATACGGATATCAATTGCATCCTCAAGATCAATCGTTTGCTGCTGTAGTGCCATTTGAATGTTTTGCTCAAGCTGAGCTTTTTGCTCTTCATCTGGAGCTACCTCAATAAAGATACCAAAGTCATGTAGGTATAACTCATTAACGTCCTGTAAGATCGATAGGTTATACTTACCAATCTGCATAGCGAACTCTTCAGCAAAGTCAGAATACTCTAAGATGTCTGCAATACGTATAGAAATACACTCAGCTACACGTCTAGTTGTGATGATACCAGCATCTAAGATGTGGCGAGTAGCTGTGTTTGAGTTTAGTGCCGCAAGTTTTTGAACACCAACCAATGCATCTGGATGTGGTGTAGATGCATCACGCACCTCATTTACACCCGTCACATCGCGGATCATATTTAAGTAGTGGTTGTAGTTACCGATAAGGGCAGCCATTTTAGCCTGACCACTATTTGTATTTAGCTCTTGGATAGGAATGCGAGCATTATTGAACTCACCCTCTGTAGTATAAGATCGACCAATCACACTACCCGTTTGGAAGTATAGATTGAGCGCGTCCTCAGGATTGTATGCTGCACCTGTACCTAGGTCAACTTCATTAATACCATCGGCATCGATAAATACACCATCAGGAACAATGCGAGCCATAACCTGCTGTAGCTTCAAGTGTGTCAACTGAATCTGATCAGCAAATGGAATCATGCGTCGAACTAACGACTCAATGTTTCCTTTATAGTAACGTGGAGCGTAAGCAATATAGTTTGGAAGTGCGCGCTGTGATGCAGACTTAGGACGAACCATGTTCTTCATCATCTCCCACTTGATCATTATGTTTGATCCACCAACAAGAACACCTTCATACCAAACGTCGCGAACTGCTTCAATTACCTCAAAGTATTCACCGTTTGGAGCCATGAACGTATCTTCTTTACGAATAACTCGCTCACCTCCGTTCTCAAGAATCTTCTTCTTCCAAACAAACTTCTTGTGTGTCTTGTAATTAAAATACAATAACGTTACAACCTCATTCAAGAATGCATCATCTTGGTAGTTTCTAACTACAGGGAAGTAGTCATACCATGCTGATCCAGCATTCTTAATTTCAGTAAGCTCCTCATCTGTTAGATTTGGATTCATTTTTAGAAGCTCAGTGTAATGCACCTGCTTAACCTCACCAAAATAAAAACAATCTGAGAAGTCATTCTTTTCTGTATAGCTGTGAATCCAGTTTGCTGGATCTACATACTCAACTTTTACGCCGTCGTTAATTAAGAACTCATGCTTAACAACGCCAAGACCGAGAGTAGTAACGTCATAATAGTAGAGACGAAGTGTATCTTCGTACTCATTCATTTTCATGACAGTGTCAATAGCAATCTCTTCGGCAATTTCGACAGATGGTTTGTAGTTCATCTGCATGTACAATGACAACTCCTGATCATTTGCAGGTAACTCATCAGGATTAACATTGAAAGCATCAATGCCAAACTGCTCCTGCGTAAGTGTAAGGAAGTCCTTAGCAACCATATCAGCCTCGATCATATCCTGGAAGATATTCTTCTTCTCTGCAGACATTACATCTTGAGCTTCAGCTTTTACAGTATATGGTCGGTCTATCATTCCGTTTACGACAACGTCAACAAACTTAGGGATGATAGGAACAGGAGTCCAGTCTAGGTTGAGCATAGATATGTCACCATTGACGGCAAGCTCATCTTTATACTTTTGTACTGGTTGCTCTCCACGAGCGTATAGTCTCAAACGGTGGAATTCACCCCACTGTTGATAAAATCTACTTGAGTTTGATTTCCTCTTAAACCACTCTCCTTCGATGGCTTTACCTACCTTTAGACCATATTCATATGTAGCCTTAACCTCGTCTGGAGCCATCTGGTCCGGGAAAGGTAGTGCAGAGATAACAACTGATGGTTTATCCATTATTCGATGATTTCGCTTCTAATGCCTGTATTCTTATATCTTACAAATTTAACACTTATTTTAGATTCCTCTTTCTTAGGTATAAACAAGTGTTTTCTGGACGCCATAATCGCGAGTCCTGAGCTAATCGAAGCATCGTGTTTTGTCCTGTTATTAATATCAAATCGAGCCCAGTCATTCAATGTTCTATTAAAATACATATCTCCCATAGTGTCTGAGTCTCTATATGTTCCCTCTTGATCAAGGCCAACATACTCTTCAATATATGTGTTGATAGAGTTAGCGTGCGCATGCTTAACGTCTTCTGATGAGTTAGGTATGCCGCCAAGCTCTAGTTCTGTTTTTGATAGCTTAGATATATGTTTGTCTGGCCTGTTTAAAGAGAATGCTCGGTATCCCCTGTTTTTGAAATGGTAGAGTAGTCGCTGCTTGTTGTTCTCAATAAGTATAGGCATTCCGTAGAAATGACAAGCCATTAAAACATCCTCAAAAAATATCTCAGCAGTCTGAGGACGGGCAATATACTCTAAAAAGAAATGATTAGTTGGAGCGTTCTCCATATGAAACGAAGTTAATCCATGAAGTGCTCC